TCTAATTTACCTGTGTTTGTTGTGTCCATAAGAAGAACATCACCCTCTTCTAAATCTACCGTATCTTCCAGTTCAACAAAACCAGTTAAAGGTAAACCGTGTTCAAATAATGGATTCTTTGAAAATTCTTTTGGACTTTTAGGTCTATCCCAATGCTTTAATTTAATATTTCTTTTTTCTTCATACCAATCATGTATCAAGCTCCAGCAATCCTGAACTCCCCAAACCCATTCTCTACCAATTAATCCTTTCTTATAACCAGAAGGTTTAAAATAATGCCATTGTTTTGTTTCTGGAGTGACAATATAAAAAGGTAAATCTAAATACTCACAACTAGCTAAATCAGCTTCACTTGGATATGGTGGATGGTTCGGATGACTATGTATAACTGCTATAACTTCACCTTCATCTTCAGCTTTCATCCAATCATCAGGATCTAAAATAAAATAATCACCCTGTTCTTCAGCAATATTTTTACAGGGATAATACTTTTCTTTACCTTTAGAAATAGTCAATAGGCCACAAGCTTCCTGTGGTGAATCTTTTTGTGCGTGTTCTAATGCAATGTCTTTCCAACTCATTTTAAAATCCTAAAAATGCTCCGATGCCAGGAAAAATATCTTTAGTTGCAATTCTTTGTGGTAACTTTACATTCATTAAGTCAAGAGCAGATTGAGCTTCCCATGTAACTATATCTCTTGTCTCAGTTACTTTACGATCCAAGAAATAAATCTCTTGTGGAAACTCTGCCGTAGGATCTGGTGTGCCAAAAGGATTTGTACCTCCTGTAAAGTTTGCAGCATCTAAATATCGAGCAAGAGTTCTAATTCTTATAAACTTTGCTCCGTTTAAATCATTTCCTACAGTCGTTTCATTAACATCCTGCATTATGGCTGTAATCGTTCCAAAGATATTACTTATTGATATTTTTGGTCTAGGGAGACTACCTGTAGATCCAAACTCAAATCCTGTACAATCAATAGGAAATCTTAAATATGAGTTACCAGCCCAAACAACTTCTCCATTAGCGTTTAGATTTGCACCACTATGAAATCTATAAACAGTAGATGATCCATGTAAAGTAGAATTTAAAGACAAGGTAAATAATTCAATTAAAGAACTAGGAGAAGCTTTTTGTAGTTCTGATACTGGTATTGCCATTTAAGGTTCTGCTATTTGAACAAAAGTAGCTCTTATTGAGTTTTTATTAGAAGAAGTAAAATCTGCATTCCATTCTGGACAAGTCCATTTAAGAGCATTACCAAAAGGATCAGTCCAATCAAAAGATTCACTACCTTTTCTTGCTTCTAAAAAAGAAATAATGTTATTTCTTTCGGTGTCATTACGATTAGAAAAAACTAAATTCCAAGCTTTTAAATCTGGGTTAAGACCATAAGAAACAGATTGACGATAACCATCACCAAATTGAGTAGTATTTACTCTTGGCTTACTTATTTGAGAAGCAGGAAAACTAGGAGTGTATGTAAAAGTAGCCATAATTAAGAACTAAGAAGACCTCCAGGACGTTTTTGATCTATTATTTGTGCTTGAATTGCAGCAGCTAACGCCTGACCAAATTGTTTTGATTGTTCTTCATCTCCTTGAACAGAAGAACCAGAAGCATCAACAGAAACATTAACAACAGTAGAACCACCTCCACCACCTTCTACACCAAGCCTTCCGCCTTTACCACGCTTTAGAGGAAGAATAGCTTCAGCACCAGCCTCGCCCATTAAGCCAATTCCATTCTTAAAAGGAAAAACGGTGGGTTTATCTACAATGCCCCCTCTAGCAAATTTTTGAATACCATTAGCTGCATAAACATTACCTTTTGCATTTTTGCTAAAGTTTAAATTACCTAAAAATCCTGAAAGTGGTTTCATAATTGCTTGTCGTACTGCAATACGAGTTAAGTCAGCAATAATAGATCTTGCCAAGTCCTTAAATGCAAATTTACCTGTCTGTACAAAATTAACTAAAGTATCTTCTAGTTTTTTGAAGGCATTACCAACAGTTTTTGACATGGCTCCTGCTACATCTTCTAAACCTTCTTTGTATTTAGCAAACCCTTGTTTTGCCCCTTCTACAAATTCACTAAGTTTATCTTTTGCAGTATCTAAACCATCATTAATGTCATCAATTGTGTCTTTACCTTTAAATATATTTGGATCAATTTCCATAGGTTTAAACAAATCATTAACGTCATATTTGTCATCTGCAAAAATTTTATCTAATTCTTCTTTTGTATCTTTAAATGGTTTAAATAAATTATCAATCGTATCTGATTGTTGAAACTTAAACATATCTGGATCAAATAATCTGACACCAGTATTTTGTTCTATTAAATTAAACATATCTCCAAATGCTCTTTTTAACTGGCTAGCTATTTCTTTTATTTTTTTAATAACACTTAGCAAAGTATTTACTGGTTTAACAATAAAATTATCAAAAATAAAAGAAACTGCTGGAGCGATAACTCCAATAGTGCCTTCAACAATTACTTTTATTGATCTAAACAATTTATCACTTGCGTTTAAAACATTAGTTACAAATTTTTTAATATCGTCTTGATTTTTATTTAATACCGATACCTGTCTAGTTAAAAAGTCTTGAATGCCAGCACCAGCAGATTTAAAGAAAGTCCCATAATTTTCTTTAGCAGTATCTAAAGCAAGTTTTAATCTTGCACCAGCTTTTTCTGGTGACTCACCAATAAGTCTTGCAATTTCATCATAATCTTGTACGTTTTTTTCAGTAAATTTAACAAAATCAGCAATCGTTACACGACCTTGTTCAAAATCTTTAGCTAATTGTGGTAATGTCCTACCTGTGGCAGCAGCAAATTTAGCAACAGCACCAGGTAATCTTTCACCTATTTGACCCTGCATTTCTTCAGCCGTCACCTTACCTTTAGACAACACCTGAGTAGTTGCTCTTATAATTGCCTGTAAATCTGCCTGACTACCACCATAAGCTACTCCAGCAGCAACAACACCTCTAAATACACTTTCAGTTTGTTCGAGAGTTAAATTGTTTGCACTTGCAGCAGCAGAGATCTTAGCGTAACCATCTAATGTATCTAATAAATCTACTGTATAATCTTGGCTTACTTGTCTTGCTACTTTTAATGAATGATTATATTCTTCTTGGTTTTTACTAGCAGAAGCTAACGTGATTTTTGCCAAGTTTAACTCTGCTGCATATTCAGCAACACTACCAGCAGCTTTTCTTACTTGACCTACTGCTAAACCAACTCCAACACCAGGTAAACCACCAACAAGTCCACCAACAGCAGCTTCAGGACTTACTAAAGCAGAACCAGCAGCTAAACCAACTCTTTGACCAACACCTTGAGTAAAATTACCAAGTCTTGTACTAGCACCTTTACCGCTTTTGCCTGATTTCGCTAACGCTGCTTCTGCCCTGTTTATGTCTCTTGTTAATTCACGATATTCTTTACTAGTCATATCAACATTGGCTCTTAATTCTCTAAAAATATTGATCGAGTCCCTTAGTTCGTTTTCTGTTCTATTAGAAGCAGTTGCTAAAATTCTTGTTGCTTTAGTTAATTTACCAATATCTTGTGCTGCTGGTCTTGCAGTATTATTTAATCTTTTAACAGCATCTTTTAACCTACCAACACCTTCTACACCTTCTATGGCAGCTTTTATTCTAAATGTAGTCTCTTGTTGAGCCATATTAATCGTCCTTCTTATTAAACAGCCTTATTGCTTGTGCTTCCATAGTACGAATACCTTCAAACATAAAAGTACAATCTTTTACTAAGTATAGTTCACAAAGCCATTTAAGCGACTCATATTTTAAACCAATTACACCATTCATTGAAACATTCCATTGAGTCTGCATACGCAAGAACATCATTACGACATCCCAATTATCGTCAAATACTTCAAAATCTTCTTGTTTTTTCTTTGGCATTTTAATTCCCATAACAAGAGCATCTTCGTAAGCGTCATCAACTTGGCTACCGCCATTAAACCAATAATCAGTAGCCTCTTCTAGTTTTTTGAGCCAGCCCCCTCAAGTGATTCAAGATAACCTTTTACTACACCTCTAGCCCAATAAGGATCATCAATAAATTCTTTTTTGTTTGATGTAGTGCAAGTAATGGCAGTACCATCTTCTTCTTCAATACCATCCCAACCAACTAATACTGCTTCTAATAAATCAGCGTCACCTTTGTTAGATAAGTTCCTGATTTGAGAAGTAGAAATCTTTTTAAACGTACAAGTAAACTCTTGTAAATCAAAAGTATTAGAACCATCTTCAGAAGGAGATTCAACAGTAACTTTCCACTTGTAGGAAGAAACTTTCTTGCGAATGTATGCCATTAATTAGTAATTAGTATTCATACGCAATAATACTAAGCTTGTCAACAGAAAACAAGCTTCACTTCATCATTTCCTGTCGCACTTGGAGTAGGAACAAATGGTAAGTTCAACATCTGAATACCTTGGTCATCAGAATATGTTGGGTTTCCTATGTCACAAACAGGAGCTAAGACAGTAACAATATTTCCTGCTGTTGTTCCATGCTGGAAACAAATCTTTCCTGTTGTATCACTATTAGCAATAGTAAAGAAGTCCTTTTGAGCCATTGTGGGAGCTTCTAATACGGCTGTTCCGCTTGGTGATCTATTGGTAAGTAAAACAGACTTATCAGCCCCTACAAGTTCTCTATAAACGATCTCATTAGCCATGTCCATTGAGATAGAACTAATAGCTGCTGTATCGTAATCAAGGAATGATGCTGCAACTGTATTTCCTGCTTTAAATAGAACAGGAGTAGTCTGATTTGAATAAGTTGTTGAAGGTAAGGCAGTATCAGTCGGAGCGTTATAAATTCCTGTTAATGAGAAGTTAAATACTGGTATCGCACCAACTTCTAAATTCATACTTACGCTTCCTCTACAACCTGTGGCCTTGTGTAAAACACCTGAGTTGTTGAAATATATAGTTGATGACTCAAAACCTGTTGTTCTTGGTAAATAACCTACATTAGCTGCAATCGAATAACCAGAACTAGATCCAGGAACAAAAGTAGCTGTAGATGCTTTTACAGTTGCAACTTTTGATGTTCCGTTGTAATCAACAATTAATCCTTTATGACCATTACCAGTACCAGAAGTGATTGTTATAGTCATTCCGTTGTAGTAATCATCATTAGCATTTGATCCAGAAGCTAATGTTATTGATCCAGCACTACCAGCTTGTGAACTTCCTGTAACTGCTGATCCTGTTGTGGTAGCTGTAAATCCACAGGCACGAAGCAAACTGTCCAGCCTACTTGCAGTACCAGCCGTCCCAGAACCCGCAAATTCTGCCTCAAAGTTAATAGCAACCCTAGTATTCGCTAGTAGTTGATCACTATTACCCATATAGGATCTAATCAAGTCCCTTGAAACTGTTTCAGCTTCGATAGGTGATACGTCTAGGTTTCTAACAAGGACAGCATCAGTTCCCGCAGGACTGCTGTCAGTTCCATAAGATGACTCGATTTTTGTTTGAATAAGTCGAGATCGTGAAAATAGTGCCATGTGGTTATTCCTCGGTGATAGGCATACGGAGCAGCTTTAATTTGATTTTAGTCTAAATTAAGTGGATAAGTCATTTAATTCTGTTCTATATCGAACTAAATAGTTACAACTAATCACTCCCGCAGGTTGGTCAGCATCCATTAATGCAAAATCCACTCCTACTGGTTGTACGTCAATGGCATAACCACCGAGCGTTAAGTCTGCTGTAATTTTGCTATGTAATGATTCCACAATAGGGTCTGCAACCTCATCAGGAACATCACCACGAACAATTACAGCTACACGAACTTGTAAAGACCAATCAAGTTTCGGTAATGTTAAATTTGTTTGAGAACTGTCAGAAACAGGTTCTATAACAAGTGCTGGCGATTCGCCTCTACTTAATGGAACAACACGAGAACGATAAATTCTGGTCGAAACATTAGTAGTACCAGCTAAAACTGTTTTTATTTGATCTAGAATTTGTTCTCTTTTAGTGGTCATGTCTTCTGTAAAGATATGGTTACTAATTGAGCATCACTAGAAAAACGAGTATCTCTAACTGTATAGGCATTACCATCAACAGTTATTGAACTTCCCGCTATAAGTGAACCAAAATCACTAGCTTGAGTTTCCAACGTGTAATCGCTGAATAGAACCATTCCATCCATTAATACTTCTGTTGGCTGACGCAATATTCCATTTGCAGTAGTACCACCCGAAGTACAACTTACTCCGAACTCACCACCTACAAATACTGAATTGTCATCACTCAGAGCCATCTTTTACTGTTGAAGTTTTAGATTTTTTTGATTTTGTTACTACTGGTGCATCTGTTACTTTGCCCATTTTTATTAATAAATCGGCATCAGATTCACTAATGTCATAAACTGATCCAGCTTCTAAAGCTTGACCGCTTGCTAATGTGTTTCTAAGGACTAGTACTTTCATAAAAAAAAAGGGTCAATTAAGACCCCTTATAAATTTAAGAATTAAGTCTTAGCGTCTAACATTACAGAGAATGCACTTGCCTGACGAATAGCAACGTCAATAGTTGTTATCGCTCTCATTGAAGTTAAAGCTTTAGTGAAGTCTGTTGAATCAGAATCAGACATTGCTAGTTCTAATCCATTACCCCAGAAACCAACCATAGCTTGAGAAAAATCACCAAACAAAACAGCAGAACAAATGTTACTTGCAGTTCCTTTTGTAAGTGTTCCAGGAACTTGGTTTGTAACTCCAATTTGATAACCGTTGATGATACCAGGAGTTGAACCACGACCAATAGCTTGCTGATTTGTGTTCCAAAGGAATACACCATCACCAGCAGCAGATCCACCAGCACGAAGTTTCTTTAATGCTGTAGAAACTTTAGGGTTGGTTAGATAAGCCATGCTTCCACCACCACCATTATCAATTAGAACCTCTTTTTCTAGGTCTAATAAATGCTCAAGTGTAATGTCAGCACCGTTTGTACCACCAGCAACAGAACCAATACCAGATGTTTGCATAATTCCTGTTGGTTGACCTGATGAACCAGAACCGTTAAGAATTGCTAAATCAACACCAGTAGCTACTGTCTCTTGAAGATCTCTTCTAATTAATTCTTCAATTCCAGGAGTTGCCTGTAACAGAGTTTGTCTAGAGAATTTAGAAAGTACTCCTAAGTTTTTAGGCGTAAGAGTTACTTGGTCAAACGTTGACTCAGATTGTGTTATTGCTGTTGTTTCGTTTGCAAGCCAATAAGCGGTAGCAATACCAGACCTTCTTGGGATCGCAATGTCACCAACAAGTCCTGTCATACTTCTAGCACCAAGAGAAAGTAATAGACTCTCGTTACGAAGTGCCTCAATAAAATCTTGATCTAGTAGATCTGTTTCAACTAAGTTTCCACCTGTTGTAGCACCAGAAGTAACGTATGTATTTCTTTTTTGTAGTGCTGCATAAGGAACAAGAATACTTTGCTCTTTAGTTCTAGAAACACCAGAACGCTCAACTTCCTGTGAAATTTCTCTAGCAAAACCAGCAGCCCTAGAAGAATAGTCTCTTGTATAAGCAGCTTTGATTGCAGCTTGAATACTATACTTTTCCTTTCTTAGCTCTTTACTATCTATTTCCATAGGAGAAACAGAAGATGTTGGCTTTTGTTGGATTTGATCTAAAACAGCTTCTCTTGCTCTATCAAGAGTTGAACCATTTTCTACTAATTGTCTGCCTAAGTCTTCAAAGCCATGCTTTGCTGTTAGTGCAGTAATACTTGCTATGCGTGAACGCTCTTCTGAAGCTGCCTTCTTTGCTGCTTCTGAACGCACCACACTTAAATCAGGGGTGTCAGTCATCTCAGGTTGAGGTGTAGTTTGAACTTTGGGTGCGTCATCAGACGCAGAAACAGATCGTGATTGCTCACTTTCTTTTTCTATTATAGGCTGTTCTTCTGCTTGCGTAGCAATATTAGCTGTTTCCGCAATAGAACGACCTACTCCCACCGTAAAATCAGCAGGAGTCGAAACCAAGCTAATTTCCGCAGGGGTGAAGTTAGTTACTCGATAGCTACCATTCTCTGCTTCTTCTGTCTCATTTACTGAGTAACCAAAAGATACATTACGGTAGATGCCGTCTTTAACCATTTCAAATGCCTCTTCACCAGCAGCATTTTTAGCAAATCTTACTTTTGCCATACCTCTTTTCTTCTTTTTATCTAAATATCCTCTTTGAACAACGCCAAGAACAATATCAGGATTGTGGTTAAAAAGTAAGGGAGCAGAAGCATTTAGACGAGAAAAATCAATACTTTCCTCTCGGTGTACTAAAATTTCATCTCCTAAATAACCCCGATTTACAGGGGTTTCAGAACTGAAGGGAAACTCTAATGTTCGTTCTTCTTCATTTAAATTCCTACTTTCAAGTAAGACAGAATAATCACGAAGTAAAGTTTTACCTTCTAAATCACGTTTTTCCTCCATAAGATTCGGGATTAGGTGTTTCATCTATACTAACCTCTTTTTGCTCCGTAGGAATAGTTAATTTACTATCAAAGACTAAACCTAGTTGTTCTGCCTGATCTACCTCATCTTTTCTTTCCGCTAATAATTCTTCTAAGTCCCCACCTTGTTCGGCAACAACTTGAGCTTGAGTTTTAAATCCAGCCTTAACTGCCTCTTTTGCAGCATTTACCTCTTTAAGCGGATCAATAAATGACCATCCTCTTGGCATCCAATGTATTTTCATATATTTTTCGAAATCTGTATCAAAATTAGGTAAATTCAATTCACCACTTAATACAGCCATTTGAAGCCAGTTTTCATAGATTCTTGAATGAAAATTTTCTATAAAATAATTTTGAATTGCTTTATATTGTGTCCTGTCCTCTAACATGGCAAGACGGCTAGAACTGTAGTTAGATTGCGAATAGTCACGACTTAAACTTTCATAAGATAATCCTATTCCAGCAGCCATAGACCTTAACATGGATCTCATAAATGGTTCGAACTCACCATGAGGACTATCCATATCAGGAACAACTACATTTTCACCATTTTGTAAGTAATGAAATTGACCTGGACTAAATGAAGTAACACGATCACCGTCATAAACTTCACCTCCTTGATCTAATTCACCTTCTGGACTTGTGATAAATCCCATTAATGCACTAGAAGCTCTTGCTCTAACAACAGCACTTTCTCTAAAACCAGCTAATTGATGTAATGATTCAATAGCAGAAGCCATCCAAGGAACACCTCTTGTTTGAGATGGTCTATCTGTCATATATAAATGAATAATTTCATCAGCAGGAATTATTTTATGCCGATCTTCTACCTGTGTTAAAGCAAAAGGAGTATCCCCTGGATGTTTTGACAAGAAAGCATAATTTAAAGGTCGCATAAATTCATCAACCTCTACTCCCATACGCCAAGTAGTATTCTTATTTACGCTCTTGCCTGTGTAATCATCATCTAATTGATCTGCTTCTAATATTTCCAAAGCAAAAGGTATTTTTGAACGACCAAATGGTTTTTTAACCATCCTTACAAATACCTCACCAGATTCAATCATTGAATTACAACACAACCTTTCTATATCTTTCCAACAAAGCCTTCCAGCAGTATGACAAGAATCATATCTACCCCATTTTTTCCAAGTCTCTTCAATATTATTATTAATCTTGGTATCTAATGTATTAACTCTATATTTACGAACATGAGCCTGTAATTTAATTCCAGAATCACCAATAACATTAGAAGTAATAGACCTTACTGCTTGTCTTGCATGGGGGTCATCTCTTACTAACTGTCTAGATCTTTGACGTAATCTTTTTATACTCCCTTTTATTTCTGCATCAGCAGAAGTGGCAGCAGCCATCCAATCAGAATTTAATCTACTTGTAGCAGCACCCGCATACATTCTTAATGGTCTTTTTTTTGTATTTAACTTACCAGCAAAACCTTCACCAGAAGTCCAAAACCCTTTCCAAGCATTAATTAATCCCATTGTTAAAACCTCACGAATAAGTTATGTGGATTACCTAAACCGTTAGCAATCATATTTGCTTTTCTTTCTCTTACTACCTCTGCTTTTAATTGCGACTCCCTTTTCCTTAATTCGGATAGATCGGCATATTTAAACGTACGATCACCAATACTATATTCACTTGCTTTATTAGCAATAATTGCTCTAATCGCAGCTTTTACAGCATCTAAATCTATTTGTGCTTGTGTTCTACCATCATAAGCTCCTGGAGTTCCAGTATAAGTAAGTTGTTTTTTAACCTCTATCTGTCCTTCAAATAAAGTAATCTCATCACCTGTTTTTGTGGCTCTTGCTTGAAACCACCAAGTCCCTGCATCCATAGTAGAAGTAGAAGCAGAAGTTATAACAAACTCCCAACCTGTACCATACGCAGTACCAATAATTTCTTTTGCTTCGCCACTTGCATTCGCACGAAGATAATATTTAAGTGCATAATCAGCACTCGTTACGCTTTCATTTAGCCAATTAACAGCAGAAGAATCTCTCCATCTGACAGTATCACCAGCCCTAAAAATTGTTGGAATAGGCATTTGGGTAGTTACCAAGAGTTAACATAATTCCGTGAATTTACGGATTTCTTTGATAATAGCCCTTTTTCTTGCGTATTAATAGTGCCTTTTTGAATCAATTTAGAGAAGATTTGCCAGATTTTGAGCCTTGGATAGCGTTGATAGAGCAAATTTAAGGCAGAATAGGCGTAAACAAGCTCATCTAAACGTTCTGATCTTGCACCCGCCCTTTTTTGCCAAGTTGGTACTGTAAAACCTGATTTATTTGTCTTTAAAATTTGTTGTTCTGATGTAATTTCCTTAAAATATTCTTCTTCTGTCTCAGCATGGAAATGTAGATAACCTGGGCTACTACTACCTTCTTTAACTATATTATGCTTTAATCTGCCCATAATGCAATCTTTTATTGTGTCAGTTCCAACCATAAATAAAGCAACACCTTTTTTAATTGCTCTCCCTTTGAAATTTATATCAACAAATTTACCTTTACTTATAGGTGCTTGATTACGAGTTGATGCACCTTTAATAGCTATAACACCTAAAGATTGATGTTCTCGACAATAGGTATATACAGGAACAGTAGCCAAACCACCACTATCAATAGCAGTTACTTGTATTTTCATTTTCCCCTTATCTTCTCTTATCCAATCATTTGTAATTAAAGACGTTAATGATTTCCATACCTGTCCTTGATGTGGATCACCTTCAATACTTCCATAACTTATTAACCAGCATTCTTCACCATCAGCCCAACCATAAACAGAATAAGAAAGACGTTGACCAGAAGTACCGCCACCACCTTGAACATCAACTCCCATTGTTAATATCTTGACTTCATTAGGAACTATTTCTGGAAGATAAGGTTCTACACGTTGCATTAAACCTTCAGCAGATAATTTACTGACATAATTCTGTTCCCATGTCTCAGCTAATCGAGTATTAATAAATGTCTTTAATGCTGGTGCATCATCTTTACATCTAAGCCATTCTTCAACAGCCGATTCCCACGAATACCATCCCAAGGGACTGTAAAGACCGTTAAGGTGAAACCCTGCTGTTTTGCCATCACTTTCTCTTGTAGCTCGCCATTCACCCTCTCTTAACATCTGTGGTTTATTTAATTCTTTAAACCTTTCCTTACAAGAAATACATTCGTATTGAACAGTACTAGGTTCAGACTTTTCCCATTTAAGTTGATCCCATTTTAAATCTTGAAATTCACCACAAGCAGGACAGGGGACGTAATATTTTCTGAAATCTGACCTTAATAACTCTTTTTCAATACGGCTATAGTCTCTTAATGTTGGCGTTGATGTTAATAAAATCTTTTTACGAGCAAAAGTAGTAGCACGTTTACAAGCTAGTTCTACAGGATCTCCTTCTCCTTCTACATCAGCAGGAAAAGCATCTATTTCATCAGCAAAGATATATCGACAAGGAGTAGAACGTAACCCAGTAGCACTATTCGCACCAGTTAATAACAACATCCCACCAGGGAAATCTTTATTAAACAAAGTATTACCACTATCTCTACTTCTGGCTGGTTCTATACGCTCTGCCAGTACAGGAGTGTCAGCTAACATACTTGCTAATCGCTGTTTTGACAGTCTTTTTGCCATTTCTACTGTGGGTTGTACTGCAAGTAGAGCCGAAGGTGCTTGATGCACAATGTAGCCGATCCAATTGTTACCGCATTCTGTCTTCCCGCTTTGTGCTGCGAATTGCATTACAACTCTTTCTATAGGACTGCTTGTACTTAAACAATCCATTGGTTCTTTTAAATATGGTGTCCTAGATGTTCTAAAACGACCTGGTTCACTAGAAGCTTTACTGGACAACATTCGATATTCATCAGCCCATTGACTAACAGTTAATTCCTTCTCAGGTTCTATACCTTCTAAAAAGCCTTCAAGCCATGCGTTCATTTAACAGGTAAATCTTGTAGTGCCATTCTATGTTCATCTAAAATTGCCTTATGAATTATTGACGGATCTGTTTCTCCAGCTAATTGATGTGCCAAACGATCAGCAGTATTCATTAACGCTTCTCTAATACTTCTACCAATTGCAAAAGCTGATTTCTTTACTTCTTTACTAGCAACTAAGTCTTTCTTTTCTTTAGCTACCTTTAATTTTGAAAACTCAGCCTCAAAATGTTCTCGCCTTGCCTTGGATACATTAAATTCTGGAATTTCGTCATCAGGAAGCCTATCTATATCATTCTTTAACTTCTGTGCTACGCTTGGAGGTTGCTTCGTAGTAGTAATAACTGGTGGCTTATAAGTACCGTCCCAGCATTGATGAGCTATATCTCTGTTTAAAACTTGTTTACCTTCTTTATATAAAATAGCTGGCTGCAAAATATGCTTCTTCTTCGAAACCGCTTGGCGTGACACGTTTTTTAGTCTTGCAAAATCAGCAAATGATATAAGCATTTGTTAACTGTCAACTACTACTCTTTCATAGTGTAACTTATGTCAACTACTTCTGCACTTTGACGCTAATTAAATTTTGGGCTACGAATACCCC